ATCGCGAAGCAGGGCGAAAAACGTATAGACTGACAAGGTTTTAGAATAGGTGAATAATGGCTAATTCAATGTTTGGAGTCTTAACATGGATGACCGTGGGAATAGTAAATCTACGTTCGAGGGAAAATCAACTTGAAGCTTGTAAAGTAACCGTTCAAAAATGGTGGAATTACGGTCATTTTCATATTGGGTATGTACGAATAATTTTAGTGATTGTATTATTGGCACGGTTCTTTGGTCATCCGGTCGATGGTGTTTTGAACCATGCCACTATACAAAATTATCCAGATTTGTACTGAAAGATATATTAGATTTTATCAAACGATTAAAATGGGATAAATGAAATGCCTAAATGTTTAGAATGTAGTTTTACGGCAACGGCAAACAGGTTTAATGCTTGTTGTTCAGCTTATCACGATTTGTGTTGCCCAAAATGCAAAACAACACATATTGATACTGCTGATCTTAATTTAGATTGGCAAAAAAAGGGTGAGATTTATAGGTATGGAAATCATAACACTTTAAAACACTTTCATAAACCTAAATAGAAGTTAGAATTTTTCGGCGGCCTAGAACGGATTCACTTTGTCGAAAAATTTGTTCGGTGCTAACCAAACTGAAGAAGATAAAGACCGGAAATACCACCGCGAATATCGTGTGATTCGTCGAGGTGATGAACGCGATATCGAGGTTGATTTTTCACGTCGCGACATGGATCGCGTCAAGGCCGGGGAAGATCCGGTTCAATTCTGCAGGATCTATTTTCCAAACATTTTTTATTATCCGTTCACCGACGACCAACTTGCGATGATCAAAGCGATCGCCGATCGAATTCACTTCGGCGGTCAACAAGCGATCGCGGCTGAACGCGGCGGCGGCAAATCGACGATCACCAAAGTTGTCGGCGGCATTTGGGCGATGGTATATGCCTTGATTGATTGGGTTGTGATCGTTCGGGCGAACGCACGGTTCGCGCGTGATACACTTGACGATATCAAAACACTCTATGAGGAATCTGAACTTCTTGCCGATGATTTCCCGGATATCGTTCAACCGATCCAAGTTCTTGAAGGTGTTGCACAACGAGCGAAGGCCCAGACCGTTGACGGTGAACGATCGCGGCTGATCTGGAAACAAGATGAAGTTGTTCTTCCGACGGTGGAAGGATCGCCGGCGTCGGGTTCGGTGATCACGGCGATCGGCGTTGACGGAGCGATTCGCGGATTGGTGCGCGGGGCCAGAAGGCCGCGTTTGGTGATTGGTGACGATATCGAAACAACCGAAACGGCATATTCCGACGCGGCCAACAAGAAGAACCGGGATATTCTCGATAGGGATATTGGCGGCCTTGCGGGGCCGGGCCGGACAATGGCGGTGGTTTTGCTTTGCACAATTATCAATCGCCGTTGTATCGCCGCCGAATTCACCGACAAGACGATTCGACCTGAATTCCATGGAATTCGCCAACGTTGGATCAAGCATTTTCCTGATCATCCCGATCTTTGGGAACGATATATCGTGATCATGCGTGACGGTATGACCGCCGGCGATCCATACGGCCGCGACGCGATGAAATATTATCTTGAACATCGTGCCGAAATGGATCAGGGCGTCGAAGTCAGCAACGTCAATCGATATATCCGCAAGGAACTTGAAGACGGATCACCGATCGAGATATCGTCGATTCAATCGGCATATAATATCATCGCGAACAAAGGTCTTGAAGTTTTTGCGGCTGAATATCAGAACGAACCGCCGGCCGCCGCGGTCGAGGCTGAACCTATCGAGCCGAAGGACGTTCAGGCACGTTCAAACGGTTCGCCGCAAAAGCTGATTCCTTCGTGGGGTGATTTCGTCACGGCCGGGATCGATATCGGCGGCCGTCAAATCCATTATGTTCTTGTCGCATGGCGCGAAGGCCTTGTCGGTCACATTTTCGATTATGGAATTGAACGTGTTCATTCGCCGGCCGGCGATCTTCGGAATCCATCGAAACGTTTGGCAATTGAACACGCGATAATGAACGCGCTTGTCATTATCAAGGATCGGTTCGATTCCGGATTCAAGATCGATCAATCGGAAAAGAACCATCACGTTGATTTGGTGAACGTTGACGCCGGTTATATGGAACAGGCGATCTATCAGTTCTGCCGAACGCACGGTCGTCAAATGTTCATGGCGGTCAAAGGGTATGGATCGAATCAGCAAATCTATCGTCAACCGGATAAGCCGGGCGGTGCGCGAAAAATCGGTTATCAATTTTGGGGGAATCTTCTTGTCAACGAGCGAATGTGGTTGTATCACGTGAATTCAGACTACTGGAAGAAGGCCGTTCAAGATGGTTTCCTTTTGCCGGTTGGTGAAAAAGGATCGTTGACGATCTTCGGTAGCAAATTCGAAAACGGCGTCTTTGCAAATCAGATTTGCGCCGAACAATGGGAACGCGAATTCAAAACCGGCAAAGGAATCATTGAAGGGTTCAAAGCGAAGTCGCACGATAATCATTATCTTGACGCGCTTCATTATGCGGCCGTCGGCGCTTCGATGTTGGGTGTTGCATTGATCGGAGCGCCGGAAAATGTTGTCACGCAAAAGAGTATTTCACTTGCCGCACTTCAAAAAATGAAAAGGAAATTATGAAGTTCAAGAAAAAGCATAAAGGAATCATTTGTCCGAAATGCGGTTGCAAGGATTTCTACGATCAGGCCGGTCGGCCGTGGATTACGACCCACACAATCAATCTTCCGGGTTCAATCAAGCGGCATAGAATCTGCCGGTTGTGCGGCAAGCGAATTATCACACGTGAAAGCATAATAAAGCCGCTAAAATAAAAAATAATGCTATATATAGCATACTATTTCCAAAATGGGGGTTTTGTAGTTGAAAAATGACCGCGGCGCGCCATTTTGCGATTATGGTAACTTCATATCAATCGATTCTTGACGCGATCGACGCCGAAATGTTGACCGCCGTCGATAAGCCGGGATCATTAACGGTCGCAGGTCGAACAATTGTCTATCGTTCCTTGACGGAACTAAGCGCAACGCGTGAATATTACAAAGATCTTTTGAATCAATCGACAACGATTCGTGATTCCATCAAATTCGCAAAAATCAAATCGGGTGCGCCATAATGAAATTTTGGAAAAAACTTAAGAGTTCCTTCCGGAATCGTGCGTCGGGCGTTGAGGGCACTCCGTTCGGCGCACGGAATTATGAAATTGGTCAATCGAATCGGCACGTTGACAAGCATTTCACCAATGCAACGAACAAAGACGCCGATTCACTTATCAACGCCGACCTTGCAACGTTGCGTAATCGTGCGCGATACGAAGTTCGAAATAATTCATACGCGACCGGAATCCTTCAGACAAAAGCGAATGATATTGTTGGTCACGGGCCGCGGATTCAAATCAAAACAAAAAAGCAAACATTGAACCGGTCAATCGAGGACCGTTTCGGTGAATGGCAATTCAATTGCGACCTTGCCGGCAAGTTGTGTTTTGCCGAATTCCTTCGTTTGGTGGGTTCGGTTCAGCTTGACGAATCCGGCGAAAGCTTTACCGTTCTTCAGAGCGATGATTCGGTGCGCAAGCAACCAAAGATCCGTCTTCTTGCCGTCGAATCTGATCGGGTAACAACGCCGTGGAATCTGTCGGGCATTTCCGGGGTGAGTTTCGACGGTAGTATTCGGTATGGAATCGAAACTGATCTATTTGGCAAACCGAAAAAATACTGGATTCTAAAAAAACATCCCGGCGCCGACAACGCATATATCAGTTATACGACAAGCGATTATGATCAAGTCCCGGCGAATCAGGTTATTCACTTGTACCGTATCGACCGGCCGGGCCAGACACGCGGCGTTCCGTGGATCACTCCGGCCTTGCCGTTGTTCGCGATGTTGCGGCGATATTCTTTGGCGGTTCTTGCCGCGGCCGAAACGGCCGCCAACATTGGCGGCGTCATCTATTCAGATTCACCGACGTTGACCGCCGATAATGTTGACGCGCTTGAGGAAGTTGAGATCGAGCGGAATATGCTTTTAACAATGCCGAAGGCGTGGAAAATCCAGCAATATGAAGCCAAACAACCTACCACAACTTACAAAGAATTCAAGGCCCAGATCTTAAACGAGATTGCGCGTTGTCTTAATATGCCGTACAACGTGGCGGCCGGCAATTCGGCCGGGTACAACTACGCGTCGGGGCGTTTGGATTGGCAAGTGTACTATAGATCAATCAAGACGAATCAAACTTGGTTGGAAAAACATTTCTGCAACACCATCTTCAAGATGTGGTTGGCCGAAGCGCGGTTGGTTCCGGGATATATTGACGGCGATGATTATCGGCCGATTCCGTTATCTGAGATCATTTGGTATTGGCCGGGGCAACAACACGTCGATCCGCAAAAAGAAGCGCAGGCACAAAAGATCCGGTTGGAAAGCAACACCACAACATTGTCGGCCGAATATGCCGCGCAGGGATTGGATTGGCAGAGACAACTTGAACAACTTGCCGCCGAAAAGAAGGAAAAGGAACGATTGAAATTATCGGGAGTTATTAAAGATGAAAAAAAGGAAGACAAAGAACCGACCGGCCAACCGGTTGGCACAAACAAGCCTTCAGACGAGGACTAAAAAACCTTCAAACGGCGATTTGACGTGCCGAACGTTCAGATTGAATATTGAATCTGTCAACGAGGAAGAACGAACGGTTGAAGCGGTCATCGCAACGGAAGATCCGGTCACGGTTTTTGATTTTGGTCGATATGAAAGAATTGATGAAATCTTACTCATGAGCGGCGTCAAGTTTCCGATGAGCCGTCAATTGCCGTTACTCGACGCGCACAATAGATGGTCAGTTGGCGATCAGCTTGGATCAACAAGGAACATCCGGGTTGAAGATGACAAGCTTGTTGGCACGAATTATTTTTCAACAACACCGTCGGCTGACGCGGCGTTTTCATTGATAAAAGAAAAACATTTGACTGACAATTCCGTCGGGTATCGCGTCAAAAAATACACGACGATCGAGCCGGGCCAAAAGGCAAAAGTTGCCGGTCGATTATTTACAGCAAATAAAGGTCAAAGATTACGAATCACTACAGACTGGGAAGTGGTTGAAAATTCCGTTGTAGCAATCGGAGCCGACAAGAATGCAAAAAACCGTTCCGATAATAATGACGGTCGAATTAGAAGTCTAATTATGAAAGGGACTATTACTATGAAATTCGAAGAATGGCTGAAGAAACGCGGGTTTGACGTCAACGAAATGACCGACGATCAGATCAGCGCCTTGCGTTCGGACTATGACGCCGAAACGGCAAGGGAACAATCTGCCGCCGCCGGGGCCGGTCAAGTCGGCGACGACGAACAACTTGCAAACGCACACCGAAAAGGCAAGGAAGAAGAACGCAACCGGCGCGACGCGATCAGGAAACTTGCCGGTGACGATATTGACGCCGATCTTGTTGATCGTTGTATCGAACAGAATTTGTCGGTCGAGGAAAGTCAACGGCAAATGTTGGAACACTTGAGAGCGAAGAACGCCGTTCGAACCGGCGGCCCGGCGATCGTGGTTCGCGACGCGGCTGCCGCAACCGAAGATCTGCAAAACGGCGTCTTATTGCGTGCCGGCGGTGAGTTTGAAAAGGGTTTGGAAAAAGAAAAAGACGCCGATCAGAAGATCGAACGTGCAAAACGATTCCGTGACGTTTCCTTGACGGAAATGTGCCGGATGGCACTTCAGATCGACGGCGTGGAACCGCCAATCGGCCGCAACGAGATGATTCACCGTGCCATGAGTACATATACACTTCCGCAACTATTAGGTGCAGTTGCCAACAAGGCGCTTCTTGCCGGGTACAACGCGGCGCCGGCGTCGTGGCGCGCTTGGTGCAACATCGGAAGTGTACCGAACTTCCAAACACAAACACGAATCCGGTTGACCGATACCGGAGGATTGACGGAAGTTCCGAATTCCGGTGAAGTAGGTCACGGAACACAACAGGAAGAATACGAGCAGTTCAATGCAAAGACCTATGCAAAGCAGTTCGGGATCACGCGCAAAGATATCATAAACGATAACATCGGCGCGTTCACTTCGGTTCCGCAAAAGATGGGTCAAAAAGCACAAAACAGAATTTCACAACTTGTTTATGAGCATTTCATGGCGAACGGTTCAATGACCGACGATTCGGTTGCGTGTTTCCATGCGAACCATTCGAATCTCAACACGTCGAATGCACTTGATCATGATGGATTAAAAGCCGCATTGATCGAATTCGACAAACAGACCGACAAAGATTCTGAGTTACTTGATATTCCGGCCGCGTGGTTGATTGTTCCGGTCGATCTGAAGGTTGTTGCGCAGGAACTTATGAAATCGAAGGTGATGTTATACGGCGCCGACGATGAATCGAAGATTCCGGCCGCAAACGTGTTCGAAGGAACATTGGGTATCGTTGCCGATCCGCGGTTGTCAAATTCCGCATACACAAACTATTCGGCGACAACGTGGTATTTGAGCGCTTCACCATCGCAAGGTCAAACACTTGAAGTTTCGTTCCTGAATGGAAAGCAAACACCGACGATCGAGCGATTCGCAAACGATCCGAATATTTTAGGCGTGGTTTTCAGAGTATATATTGACGTTGCAACGAAGGTTCTTGATTTCCGCACAATGAGCAAAAATACAGCTTAGTAGTTGAGGCCCTGGGCGGCGGCACTTTGCCGAATGCCGGGCATTTAAAACTGAAACTAAAATTATTTGATAAAGGGATTTTGAATTATGGAAGCACAACATTTCCAAGAAGGCGATCTTCAGGATTATACGCCGGCGGCGGCCGTTACAGGTGGTCAAGTGATCAATCTGGCCGGTGAAGGTGTTTATGCTCCTGTCGATATTGCCGCAAACGTAAAAGGCGCAGTTCGCCGACGTGGAATTGCAAAAATAGCCGGAACAAGCGCCGTCGGTAACGTGGGCGACCCGGTTTGGTGGGATGACGACGGCGATCCGGTTGGTGGCACGGCCGGAAGCGGGGCCGCGACAACGTTGGCGTCGGCCGGCGATTATCCGATCGGTTCATTGGCGGCGGCAAAGGCCGCGGCTGATACACACGCATACGTCCGAATGAATCAGTACGATGTTGATCCGCGTGTGTGGTTCGGTAAAACGCACGAAACGAAATCGGCTAACTATACGATGGACGCGCAGGACGTCGGTAAGGTCATTCACATTGATACCGACGCGTTCACGATCACGTTGCCGGCGACCGTTGTCGGGTATGATTACATATTCGTTAATGACGCCGCCGATGGCGGTGCGTTGATAACAATATCGCCAAACGCAAACGACAAAATTATGGGGCCGGATGTTGCCGGCGTCGATAATAAGGATCGTTTGAATACCAAAGCAACGGCGATTCGCGGCGACTGGTTGCAAATACTAGGCGACGGAGCCGACGGTTGGTTTGTTAAAAACGAGCGTGGAATTTGGGCGGCTGAAGCATAAAAGACGCAAGAAAGTTTCCTCCGTTTTCTTGGCGCTTTTCCTGTCGCGGCCGGTTGTCTCCGGCCGGCCGCGATGAATTATACTTCAGTTAAGGGATTCCGCGATGGCGAATGCTGTAAAAGAACAATGTGTAAAATACGGTCAGAAATTAGGGATTCCGACCGTTATTCAGTTAGCGATTCTTTTAGTGGCGATCGTTGGGGGATGGACTTCATTTCGCGATAGAATTCATCAAAACGAAAAGAATATCGCCAAAAACGAAGTATGCGACGCGGCACAAACACAGGAAATAAAAACAATCTCCGACGGTCAAGCAATTGTGCGATCTGATATCCGCGCAATAAATATTCAGCAGGAACATATTGTCAAAGGCATTGATGAAATCAAAGAGAAGTTAAAATAAAGGGATTGAATTATGGGAACGATGACTGTACCGGATAAACCGTCGGTTATCAGGCACGAACCAGCAAACAAAGAATATAAGATAAAGAAAATCACTTTCACTTTTCCGGGAACCGCGGCAAGTGAAAACGCAACAACGACGTTTGATCTTAACGGAACCTTGTTGGCATGGGAATCGACCGGCGGTGACGCGGCTTGGGATTTCACATTGAACGACGGAACGGCAGATATTTTCACAAAAACCGGAATCACCGCGACCGCGACGATGGGAGCAATTGTTCTGTCGGACGGTGCGGCGAACCATTTAGGCGCGCCGATTTCCGGAACGTTGAAATGCACAACGGCGAATATCGCCGGCGGCGGCGAATCCGGAACGGTGACTATATATTATAAAGAGGAATAAACACTATGGGTACACCGGCAATTACTAACGGCGTTGTGCGTGCCGAACCGGGCAATAAAGCGCGGCTGATGAAATGGGTCAAATTCACATTCGACGGCGTGGGAACCGGAACCGTCGTGACGGATTTCAGTATTGCCGGCATTTTGATCGGTTGGCGAAAAACCGGCGGCGACGCGTCTTGGCGCGCAAGACTATCCGACGGTGGTACTTATTTAACCGGGCCGATTATATTCAATCAACTGATAACAACCGCGGCCGGGCCGTTGTATCTATCGGACGGAGGGGCGAATCATTTGGGAATCCCGATTGTAAACACTTTAGGATTTACTGTCAGCTTGGCCGGTGGAACTGCCGGAACGTTTACAGTTTTTTATCAAGAAGAATAATTTGCAAAAACTATGCGAACTTTTGAGCAACGTCGAAAAACTTGTAGATCTTATGAATTGCCGGCCGGTAAGTCAAAGATTTGACGTATCGGTCGCAATCAATTTACTGAGATATGCCATATACGAAGCGCGAAAAATATTTGACAAGATTTTGACTGAACAGAATGACGACCGAACGCATAAAACTGATGGTAATAAGTGATACACACCGAAGCACAACTTCAGAAAATGAAGGTATGCAAACTTACGGTGACTATCCCGGTTATCGGATTATACATAATGAATCGTCGGCCGTTTCAATCGCCGCCGCCGTTGCGCAATCTAACGCCGACAGTTGCGACGCGGCAATTTTCAACGGCGATATTTTAGCTAGCGTTTCCGACGACGCCGCGATGGTTTTAAACGCACAATCATTAGTGACGTTACTTGCCGGATTAACGGCGCCGTTTTATTTTACATTGGGTCATCACGATTTGACCGGAACCGACGGCGTGGGAACGGCCGCGCAGTTTACACGGATTTTTGACAACACCGATGGTTTGGGATCATTGATTCCGGGCGGCGATGACGCGCCGGAATTGCATTGGTGGCATGACAACGCCGCCAACGATTCGCCGTGTGCATATTCGGTCACTATCAAGGAATATAAGTTGATATTCCTTTTCAATACATACGCCGGTATCGGAACAATGGAAACAACCGGCAAGAGCGATGACGAAGGTGACAACACGGCGATCACTCAATTAAACTGGTTGATCTATAGGTTGGCCGAAGCCGAAGCCGCAAGCCAGCAAGTGATTATATTTACACATTGGAACGTCAAATCAAATTATGACGCGACCTACACAAAATCGACTGGAACGGTTCCCGGTTCGGCCGCCACAATTACACAACTTGAAGCACAGACAATCCCACCGATCATTTTTGGCGGTCATGTTCACGGTGACGACGAAGTTATAATTCTGAATAATGTGATGTACGTCAATATTCAAGGTGACGTGTATGGAACCGAAGAAGGCGATACCGATAGATTTTCGCATTCAATTGTCGAAGTTATTCCCGGCGCCGTGGTTTCCGGTTCCACAAAGGTCGCAAACGTGGCGATCACCGGGTACGGTTATCAATCAAGCAAATCATTCACCGGGTACGGAGTTTTTTAAATGAAACAAATTGCCGCCGGAACAAATACAGGACTAGACTTAACAAGCGCTCAATATATCAACCTTGTCGATACCACAAACAACTATGTGAACGCGACAACAAAACCTATGCGTTGTCGAATAATGACGCGATTCACGTCGGGTGTTGCCAATGGTAGCACAATCACCGTCAAGGTGCAATTGGGCCAAACGCCGGTATCATCGAAATCAATATTGAATTTGACTACAAACGTGACGACGGATTCGGCCAATAATAATGTATGGTTGAGCGATGACGTTTTCATTCTGGAATCAGGCACGATGTTCGATTCGATCAGAGTTCAAATGATTTCCGACGGCGGCGCTGACAATGACGTGGATCTTGTCACATACATTTATGATATCGACGGATTCGACGAAAATAACCGCGTTGACGTTGCGGCGGTCGGCGGTGCAACACCGATCACGGTTGCCGATATCGCCGACGGCGTTCTTGACGAACTGGTCGCCGATCATTCTGTTTCCGGGTCATTGTCGGCGATCTTGGACTGGGTTCGCGATGTTCTTGAGGCCGATTGGAAAATTGACACCGGCACAACACCGTATAATCTTGTCGGCTATATCAAAGATACGTCAACTGAATTGATCCGGAAGAATCTCAAAGATGTTAATGGAGTTGATTTAGCATCGGCCGGCACGATTGCCGGTCAAGCTTTGGAATCATAATATGTGGAATCCGATGATGGGTTTAGGAATAGGGTTTGGAGCGCCGGTCGTTGAGGCGCCGACGCCGACGTTATCGGATAATGAATCGAATATGGCTGAGGCGTTCGATCAGATATTGACTGAATTTGGTGAAACCGTCAATTATATTCCGCGTGTCGGTCAAAATCGTTCGATCACGGTACTCGTTGATCGTGAATCGGTGACGGATGTTGCCGGTCTTAATTATGGTAGGGCGCCGGAACTTACGATTCTTGTTAAGAATTCAGCAACGGCCGGGATCACGGCCGATGAAATTGATACCGGCGGTGACAAAATTGAACTTGCAATTCGCGAAGGCGAATCGGCACAAGAACGCCGGATAACAAATATATCATTCAACGACGCAACGTCGTTGACAATTGGATTGCAATAATGCCGCCATTGGTGACAGTACAATTTGAAAAAAAGAAATTGAAACGGATAGAAAAGATTCTGTCAGGTATCCCGCGCGCCATGCCGCGCGTGATGACGTCGGCGATTAACAAAACCGTCGGTCTTGCAAATACCGATATATCAAAAAGAATTCGGAGCGTATTAGCGCTAAAGGCGGCCGCCATCAAAAAAGCTATGCGAAGACGAAAAGCAAATTATCATTCTTGGCGCGGCGATATTTGGGTCAGTAAAAAACGGTTGCCGTTGATCCAGTTCGGCGCGCGGAAAACGGCAAGGGGAACTTCTTACAAGATCGAAAAAAGCGGCGGCCGCAAGGTGTTGTCACACGCGTTCATCGCACGAATGCCGACAGGTCACGAAGGCGTGTTCATGCGGCGCGGCAAAAAGCGACTGCCGTTGACCGCCGAAAAGCGCGGGCCGTCGATCGGTGAAGTTTTCGAATCCGGGCCGATGGTTGCCGCGGCCGTTTCGACGGCGCTGAAGAATCTTGAACGGAACATTGATTCACAAGTTGAGAGGATATTGTTGAAAAGATGAGTACGCCGATTATCGAAACAATTGCCGAATTCATAAAAGACGCGATCAACGATATCACGACCGGCAACGGATTCAATCAAACGTTGACCGCGATCCGGCCGAAAAGGATTCATCTTGACGAAGCGATCAATCAGAATTGTCAAGTTCTTGTAAGTCAAGATACGCCGGAACCGGCAACACCGGTCGAAGGCACAAGCGCGACAACTTGGATTCAACCGTTCGTCATCGAGGCGGTCGCCGTTGAAACCGACGCCGTTGCAACCGCGATCGAAACCAAACTGAATCAGATGGGTTCAGATATTATCAAGAAGATTCTGGAAGATGAAACGTGCGATTCAAATGCACATCACATTGAAATTCGGTCGGTCGAAATAAATCACGGCCCGGAAGTTTCGGTCGTGCGCGTGACAATAGCGGTTCAATATCGGGTCGCATACGGCGATCCATACACTTCTGCATAAAGGGAAAAAAGAATGAGCTTATTAAGCAAAAAAAAGGTGATTAAGGTCAAACTGGAAGCGACAAAAGGCACGAAAATCGCCGGGGATCAGGCGGTGCTTGTCTATGATCTTGAAATCAATCCGACGTCGCCGTTCATTCAGCGGCCGGGATCGGGTTTGTATCTGGGCAATACCGTTGCCGGCACGGTCGGTCAGAGGATGGGAACTTGCACATTCTCAAAAGAACTTCAGGGAACCGGTTCGGGCGGTGCGGATTTGGGCCTTGCGATTCTTCTGCAAGGTTGCGGCCTTGCACAAACCGGGCAAGTCTATCAGGTGCATTCGTCTTATGCAAGTCAGGAAACGATTTCCATCGACGTCTTTGAAGATGGTCTTCAAAAAACATTATACGGCGCCATGGGGAACGTGACGTTTGAAGGCGAAGTCGGTCAGCGCGTCATATGCAACTTTGAATTCACCGGGATATATGACACGGTTTCCGACGTTGCACTTCCGGCATACGCGCCGGCAACAACCGCCGCCAAGATTCTGTCATCGGGAACTTTCACGATGGGCGCGGTCGGTCTTATGATAAGTCGTTTCTCGATCAATATGCAAAACAACGTTGTTCTTCGGCCCGACGTTGACGGGCCGGGCGGTGCGATCAACGCGATCATCACGAACTTTGACCCGGAAGTATCATTCGATCCGGAACAAGAACTTGTTGCGACTTATGATTATTATGGTATATGGATTGCGGCGACCGAAGGCGCGTTTGCACTTTCGGTCGGCGACGGAACCGACGACAAGTTCGCATTTAGTTGTCCGAAGGTTCAACCGAAATCGTTGACCGAAGCTGATCGCGACGGTATCGCGTCTTATGATTACGTCGGTCAGGCCAACATGAATACTGGCGACGATTCGGTTGTGTTGACCGTGACCGATGACAATCCGTAAAATTAAGGGATGTTAATATGCCATTAGCGCTTGATCCGAAGTTGACGTTTGAAATTGTTCTTGATTCCGACAAGTTCAAGGAAAAGCCGCCGACGTTCACATATAGATATTTGAACGGCCGTGAATGGCGAAGGGTCGGCCAGATTCAGGATCAGCTTGAAAAGGCCGGCGGCGCCGATCAGGTGGTTGATCTTGTTTTAGAGGCCGCGTCGGTCGGTTTGATCGGTTGGTCGGGTATGATTGAACCGTCAACCGGGGCCGAAATTCCGTTTGATCTGGAAAGTCTCGATCTGGTTGTCGGTATGCGCGAAGCGAACGAACTGATCGTCAAAATGATGGAGCAACTACCGTCAATTGCGGATAAAAAAAAATTAGACTAGCGATCGGATTGTGGTTCGGCGCTGTTTGCAAGAAGTGTAAAGGGCCGGCAAAATGCACGAACAAACCTTCAGCGGCCGAACCGATTGAAATGCAATGTTTTGTTTGTGCCGGCCGCGGTTGCGACGTGTGCTTGTATATCGGATGTTATCCGGTCGTTGATTGTCCGATCAAATATATCGACGATGAAATTTGGAGCGTGATTGAATATGCGATGTTGTATGAAAAAGGATTGCCGCCGATCGCCGGCGGCGCACTTGATCAGGCGCACTCGTTTGTTGACGCGGCCCGGTTCGTTCACAACGAAATGAATTATTGGAAAAAGAAATTGAAAATTCTGGAATAAATTATGGCAACACACGCGGTGAATGTAGTGGTTAAGGCGCGCGACGACGCGTCAAGGAAGTTTCGACGAATCGGCAGTTCGGTCAAGCGGTTGTCGGGCGTTCTAAAAGGTGCGGTCGCCGGTATGGCGGTCTATTTCGGAGCGCGACAAATCTTCCGGTTCGGCCGGGATATTATTGACCTGTACGGCAAGCAGGAACTTGCGGTCAAGCACGTCACCGACGCGTTGAATCTTTTGGGTAAAGGCGGCGACGAAGCGGTTGAATCAATGAAGACGTTCGCGCGTGAGATTCAGGCCGTTACAACATTCGGCGACGAAGCGGTTCTTGAAATGGCGGCGATGGGTGCGTCGATGGGAAAGCTTGCCGGGGATGATCTAAAAAAAGCTACGATCGCCGCCATTGGATTGTCAAAAGCTTACGGCGTCGATACCGTTGCGGCTATGCGGTTAGTTGCAAGAGCGGCGGTTGGTGATACAGCAACACTCACAAGATACGGAATCAAACTTGGCGAAGGTCTTGACGCACAGGAAAAATTCAACAAGGTTCTTGAAATCGGTGCAACAAATTTCGAACTTGCCAAAGGCGAAACCGATACATTCTCCGGGGCCGTTGCACAACTGCAGAACGCGTGGGGTGACGCAAAAGAAAAATTGGGATCGTATATTGCCGGATCTGAAAATTTCCGCAAGGTGATCAAATTCACTCAAAATCTGATTCAGAATTTCGGTGATTACATGGCGATCGCGTGGGCAAAATATAAGCTGACGTGGGTCGAATTGTTTGAAGGAACGCGGCATTTGTTCACGGTTCAGATTCCGCAACTTCTGAAGTGGTTACTTGCCAACTGGAAAGATACGTTTACAACGTTGTGGAGCGGCACGAAAGCAATCTTCGTCAATATGGGAAAAAACATCGCCGACTTTTTCAAGGGATTTTGGTCGTGGCTGAAGGGTGAAGGATTCGATTTCAAATGGACTGGTCTTCTTGACGGATTCGAATCGACCTTGCAGGAACTTCCGAAGATCGCAAAGCGCGAATTGTCATCGGTTGAAAAAAACCTGAACGCACAAATTAACGACCTGAATCAGAATATCGCCGATAAGATTCTTGCCGGGCAAAAGACCGCCGGTCTTGGCTCCCTGGCCGGCGGTGAAATTAAAGTCACTACGGCCGCAAAGGCCGGCGCCGATCAGAAACTGGCCGCACGTCAATCGCGTTTCCTTGCGTTTGCGCCGGGTTCCTATCAAGACCCGGCGCAAGCTACAAAGAAGAACACTTCGAAACTGGTTGCGCTTATGACCGAATCGGTTGATTTGTTAAGGAAGGTTGCCGAACCGGGCGGCGGTGCGGCGGTCGCGGTCACAAATATCACATAGGAATATTATGATTATATCAGTGAAGGAAAATTGGGAAGCGATGACGGCCAACATTGTCGCCGGGATCACTCACAGCGACGTTTCGGCGATCCGTGAATTCGACGTTGTGTTTGATAACAACGATGATCCGGCCGTTCGGCCGTTTATGGCACTTGCGTCGCATTATATTCCTTCCCCTTATGACGAACATCCTTACAATGCGTTTATTTATGTGAAGTCGAAATCGGTTAAGCCGGGCGGTGGGCCTTGCCGGTTCATCGTCACGGTCAATTATGAATCAATCGGAAATCCTCTTGACAACGAACCTGAGTATGAATGGAGTTTTGCCAATTCAAATGAACCGATTGATCATACACTTGACGCCGAAGACAACAAAACGCCCATCACTAATTCGGCCGGTGAAACATTTGACCCACCGGTCACAAAGGATATCGAAGATTTGGTCTTCAGAATTACACGGAACGAAGAAACGTTCCGGGAAGATATTGCAGAATATATCAACGCGGTCAATGATGACGAATTCTTCGGATATCAACCGGGAATCGTCAAATGCACTCAAGTCACCGGCCGGCCGGCGAAGGCCGCGGCGATGGATTACTGGATTATTACTTATGAATTCCAATTCCGGCGTGACGGTTGGAAACTAAAAGTTCTTGATGAAGGGTTCCGGGAGAAGACCGGCGATGACGGCGGTTCGCCGGCCAAACCGACGTATGCGGTAATGGTTGACGACAATGACAAACCGTTGTCGCAACCGGTGCTTTTAGATGGGGCCGGCGTCAAGCTTGCCGACGACGGTGATCCGGTCTTCTTGGAATTCGAACTGTACCGTAAAAAGACTTTTGCCGATTTGGCACTTGCATAAAGAAGGGATAATATTATGGCAGATGTACGATATACTGGAAACGCGGCGGCGGTCGCACAAGTTGACACATTCACTCCGGCGAACGTCGAAGTCGGTGATATATTCACATTGACCGTGACAGGGCTTGACGGTACGTCACACGCGATCAATTTCACGGCGACGGCCGCAACCGTAGCGAACGTCACCGCCGGTCTTACGGCGGCGTGGAACGCGTCAACGAACGTTCTATGTACGCCGATGACCGCGGCCGATGGAACAACCGAAATGACGTTGACCGCCGATACCGCCGGCGACGCATTCTCCGTCGCGTCAACCGCCGTTAATGGCGGGGCCGCCGATACACAAACATTGACGCGCGCGGCAACGACGGCGAACGCGGGGCCGAAGAATTGGAACGATACCGGCAATTGGTCGGGCGGTGCGGTTCCGGGCGGCGCTGCAAATCAGGACGTTTTCGTCGAAGGTGCGACAATTCTTTACGGCCTTGATCAATCAGGAATTGCAAACACACTTGATTCGTTGAATATCAGCGAATCGCAAATCGGTTCGAATCCGGCCGAAGGATATCTTGCAACAAACTTGCAGATAAAAGCAACGGTGATCAATATCGGCGAACATTATGGCCCGTCGTCGGCGGCACAATCAGCGCCGATCAATATCGACGCCGGGGCAACGGCGTCAACAATAACCGTCTGGAATTCCGGTTCGAATGGAACAATGCCGGCCATCCGGCTGAAGGCGAATCAGGCCAACACGACGATCACGGTTCTAAAAGGCAAAGTGGGTATCGCGTATGAAGACAGCGAAACGACGACGATCGGAACGTTGACCGTATCTTACTTGACGAACGTGACGACCGACGCCGATGTTTATGTTGGTTCCGGATTGACGGTCACGACGATCATTAAATACGGCGGCGATCTGATTCTAAGATCGGCGGCAACGACTATCACCAACACGGCCGGAACGTTTAAGACTTACGGTTCCGGAGCAATCACGACGATATATGTGAAGGGTGGAACCGTTGAACTGAATTCGACCGGCACAATCACAACGTTGGAAGTAACAAAAGGTGATGTTGACTGCACAAAATCAACGGCGGCCCGAACGATCACAACACCGAAGGTTGATCCGGGCGGTTCATTCAAATATGATCCGTCGATTGTGACGTTGACAAACAAGATTCAACCGGTGATCACGGCCGGCCATGTAAAATACACGGCGGCATAATGGCAAAAAGCTATTTATTAAGCGAACGCGACCGCAACACATTCGCGTCGATGGTGCGTTGGTGGAGTCGAAACCGTCAAGCAAAACCGTTCCGGCGCCGGCCGGTTTATTCCGGGGCCGGTGCGGCCGGTAGTATTTATTATGCTTGGATCGCAGAGAATCCGCACAACGACGCGACAATTCTGATCGATCTTGCCGGCCCGGACGGCGTTCGCCAAACGACCGGTGATCAGGCCGGGATCGAGGCACAAGCACTTATCGCCAATGGAATCCGTCTTGATCAAGCTTGGCCGAAGTTATCGCAGGATCAACCGGTTCTTGTCGCAAAATTATCGGGAACATATTACTTGATACCGCCGTTCAATACGGCCGTTTCACATACAACTTAACTATGACCGCACAAGAAAGCGATATTGTCGGGGCCGTTGATATATCAACAAGCGAAGTTGTTGCCGGGCCGCGGCGTCTTGCACACACTCACACAGATCATCACGCATACGGCACACATATAACAATCGCAAAATCAAATCTGACATGGTTCGGATCGTTGGCGCTCAATACTCCGGAAGCACAGGGCGGCGACGTTTATTCAGATTGCAAATATGACCGATCCGGGAATCTGTATGTTGCAACCGATACGAATTCCGATTCACAAATCTTCAAGTTTTATCCCGACGGTACGATCGCGTGGGAAGTTGATATTGGATATGATTGCTACGTTTGCGTGTTGTCGCCGGATCATCAATATTTATACGTCGGCGCCGACAGCGACGCCGGAACGCCGAAAAATAATATCTACAAAGTCCGATGTTCCGATGGTGTGATTATGTGGTCAAATGCCGTCGGCGTTGACGACGTGCGGGGAATTGACGTTGATCCGGACGGCAATATATATATCGGCATTGAAGGCGCGGTCGCCGCGGCCGTTGTTCTTGCAAAGTTATCGCCGGCCGGCGGTGTTTACTGGTCGAAGGTTCACAACGATTTCGGCGGTGGGGTATATACCGGGTTCGAATGCCGTTGTGCGGTGAATCAATACGGCGAAGTATATTATTTTGGAACACAAGCTGATTTCGGCGGCGTCACTTATCATCAATTCAAGTTAAGCACGACGGGGATCATTATCAAACGGATCGTTCAGACCGGTTCGGTTTTCGGTCTTGCGATTGCAAAGGACGGAACCGACGAACGTGCCGTCGGATCATCAACTGCTTGGTTGAAATATTATGACGCCGATGACAATGAGCTTTGGTCAATCACTCCACAAAATTCAACAAGAATCGTCGCAATAACATTTCATCTTGACAAGCTATATTGTTCGGCCCGGACGGCCGGGGCCGACGAACTGCAGGTCTATAAACGATCGGATGGATCACTATATGACTACGTTGCAACCGGCGGCGTGGATTATGATCAGCGGGGGATTGCGGTATATCAAACTGAAGGTTATCTGTCACCGAATTCAAGATCGAAACCGGATTTCGGGCCGGACTGCGGTTTGTTCCTTGATCCAACGTTGGTGAATATTCAAGATGAAACATACAACGGCGGCGGTGGATCAGCGTCGGACATGATTCATACGGCCGACGATATCCGGCCTTCAGATCACCGGGCCGCAAGCGGTGATCCGTTTCACGACGGCATATTCAAATGCTTGATATCGCACACACAACATCCTCCATACACATACGGAACAATGCCGGACGCGCCAATGAACTATTGGAAGCGCATTTCGTGGGTTGTGCCGCGACCGTTCAGGCCGTGGGTCTATGTTGAAGATTCGTATTGGGTGATAAATGAACTATGCTATTATGACGGCGTGTATTATCGATGTTTGCAAACGCACGCGTCAACTTGGACGTCCGATCCGCAAACCATCTATGAGCCGGGCGTTGCCGGTGCGCATTGGGCCGTCGTCACGTCGCCGACAGTACAATGGAACAAATACACCGGGTTCGGCGGTATGGGATTCGGCGATGACCCAAACACAACGCCGTTGTATTACACGGTTGCAATCAGAAACACAACACCGCCGGAGCTTGACGGCGTGTATCACCTGGTCAAGACGGAAGGTGATTTTGACGGTCTTTGGGAATTCGTTCGTCACCGGCCCGGCCGGGCCAACATCAAGATCACATTGAATCTTTGCGCCGGTGCATATCCGACGGCATATTCCGAACTTGAAATGAAACATAGCGAAATCGCCGATGACTACAATGCCGCCGATGATTATGCGGTCGGCGATATTGTTGTATATGATGATTCGTGGTTCGAATGTATTCAGGCCAACGGCCCGGCGGCGCCGAAGACGCCGGATAGTGAGCCGACGTATTGGACGGAATATGAATCGGGATTTGCAACGCCGTTGACCGCGTTCAAATACGATACAACCGACAACTATGGGATCAATTGTGATCTTCAGAATATCGAAGCCGAAACCGGAACCGGATTCGCGTCATATTATCCCGGCGATATCGCCGAATGGAGCGCGGCCGTTGATTATACCGCCGGCGATCTGGCCGCATTTGCCGGCCGATTCTACCGGGCCTTGAATGATCACCGAAACAGCGAACCGCCATCGGAACGGTGGGAAATTCTTCAGTAGCGTCGAAAATGGCTTATCAGGATCGCCACACAGGCCCGATCGTAAAATTTCCGGTCAAATGTACCGGCTTAATCAATCTAAGCGATCTGATAGGGGGGTTATGATTTCTTGGTTTTACAACCACAAGCACTACAGCGCCAACCGCCGATCTTAATGGAACATAATATCCAAATAATTATCCAAAATCCGGCAGTTACAATAGACAATAAAAGGTGCAAAACATGATTCGTACCTTTGCGCTTAATCATAACTTGTTTTTCACAAATTTTGCAGTATCCAGTATTTTCTTGTATAGGTGACATAAAAAACCCTTCCAGAATTAAAAATATTTTTCAATATAAACACCTATATAACAAGGGCTTTGTGGATTTTAAAGGAAAAATATATCAGATTGAGGAAAAATCTTCTTGCAGAATAACAACTTGACCGATAAGAATAATAGCCGATCATAACGGAAGGGATAACACAGAGCTACTTTTCAAAATTTCATAGATCAAGGACGATTGGTTGTAAACTAAATATTCAACGTCCCATAACATATCCTATGTTGTGGTAAGTCCTTGCAACACAAGGGTTTAGAAATCCCCTGTTCCAACGGAAGGAATTTTCATGAAAATCAAGCGAATATTTACTGCATTATTGTGGATGACAATTGCATTGTTCAGTTTCAAGGCCGTGAAAAAATACTGCGGCGATCCAAGATATTGCGGCGACGGAGAGGGGGAAGATTGACAAGACAATATAGCCACATCAGGTATTTGCGTTTGAACCGAAATCCGTGGAGTACAGGTGCGCGCGATCCATTGTATTTGGTAAGGACTAATAGCGGAGATTACTTGAACGCGATTTGTCGATTTCAATTTGAACGATTATTCCCGGCATTCACACTTGAACCGGGCCAACGGTGCAAAATAAAAGTCACTTATTTCAAAAACGGAAAATTGAAGATGGAGCGAATATGAGCGAAACGAAATGTAAAATCTACTTTATTCACGTCATATTCCGTGATCGAAATTCACTTCCATCACACACAATTCACACGTCACCAACAAAGGATATTCCAACGGCAGAAGAACGCAAGACGTTAAAGAAGTACGGTTATGAATTAGTCGGAAAAGAAATTCTTTAATGAAAGGGCGCTTATGGATCTATGGCATACAATTTCGAAGGTTCTTGATCACGATCGATATAAAGTCGTTGGTTTGCTTATCGTGATCGGCGTTGTATTTTACTTTGCCGGTTGCGAATCAACGACGAAATCAATAAGTGATTCAGGAACGAAAGTTGGTCGATCAGAATTCCTGATCGAATCACAAATTGCAAGATCGGATCTTGCAAAAAGAAGGATCGCACTTGACGCGGATATTGCGATTTTCAACGCCGACGCCGAACTTGTCAATAAAAGGATTGACGCCGGCGTCGCAGACCTTGAGCGACAGGATGTTATCAAGGCTGATTTGTTTGATCTAGTTGGATCGGCCGTCACCGGATGGATTTCGGACGGCGCAAGCACGGCAGGGATTGTCGGCACATTGATCACGGCATTGTCAATTGCCGGGTTCGGTACAAGCTACGCCGACGGCCGTCGCAAGGATCGCGAAATCGCAAAAATCAAGGATGGAAAATAGGCCGCGCTCCCGGAACCGGCGTCGTCTTAGCTTCTTTCACCGGCGCCGATCCGGGTATTTTTCTATGAGAGGAAATACTCAAAATGGAATCACTTAAGCAATCACTTTTGGGGCCAGATATTATGCAACCAGCGCGCACTCGACCGTCATTTGCCTTCTTCATCGTGGATTGGCTAGCGCTTTACGAGGTAAACAGGCGGCAAACCGTTTCCAACAGCGCGACCGACCTTGCACAACTGCGCAATCGCGCGCACAAATGGATTCCGCTAAAGGTTCACGGTCACTCCATTGGGGAAGGCTGGACAAGACTTGTTGAGCTTTCTTGGAAACCGGGTGAGATCAACGAATTGGCAGTTTTCGGATTGTTCTGTAAACTGCTTGAAATCGCCGGTGATCAAGCTGAACCGGCACTTCGGGGATGGATTCTCGATGGAAACGGCGTTCCTTACGACGTTCGGGGAATTGCAAAATTATTGAAAATTGCCGAAGAAACACGCGCCGCCGAAGCGATGGATTCACTCATAAATCTGAATTGGATTTGCCGGGTCAGTTTCCGAACGTTTCGGAAACGTTCCGAATCGTTCCGAAAGCTTCGGAATTCCTTTTCGAAACGAAACGAAAACGAAAGTAAAGGAAATATAAACGATCGCATGGGAATCGAAACGGAAAGCGAATCGGACGAAATCCATCCAGATATCAAGTCGGTCAACGGATTTGCTCTCATGGTACATTCGGCATTCAAGGATTCGACAAGATCGGACGCGATCACATTCAATCGGATCGGGATGAAACTAAAAGAAAAATATCCGAACGATCCGTTCATCTTCGATAAAGCAATTCAAGTCATCGGAAAATGCAGATCAGCAACGAACCAAAGAGCATATTTCACAAAATTGGTTCAGGAAATATTTAAGATCGAATAAACGAAACGAAAAAAACGAAAGCGAAAAAAACGTCAACATACAATTGTCACAAGTGTAATAAGCCGGCCGCCGTCGGCGATCCTTTGCGGTGTTGGTTGCATTGGATCGGTCACGCGGCATATAAGAAGAAATTCGGGCGGCACAAATTGACGTTCAGAACAAAAAGCAAATTTGAGGATATACTTTGAAAATATTCAAAATCAACATATTGTCAAACACACAACTAGAAAAGATCATTAACATGTCATCAAGGGCCGCATGGCGGCGCGGTCGAGATAAGGGAATTCGTGAATACCGGAAGTTCACGAGCAAAACAATCCATCTACTACTAGAGCGCAAATTTGCGCGGGAAGGAATTCTTAAAGATGTATCAAATAAATGCTACAATCAAAGGAATGGTTCCGTCAATGCACGACCGATATCCGATCGAGCAAATGAAACCGGGAAAAAGGACGACGAAGAAAAAGTCAGCACAGGATCTTGAAAAAGAAGTTGCAAGAAAATGCTACATTGACAACGAAGGCTTATATATCCCGGCTGACAATCTCCGGATGATGTTGATAGGGAACACGTTCAGAAAAGGTGCGGCTGAAATTCTTGGAAGCTACATTGAGAGTAAGAAGGGAACCGAATATAAGAATTTTGCAAAAGCTTGTATTTGGGTGTTGGGGCCGAATAGCGATTCGGAAAAAGTTCATTATTTGCCTTTACGGAAAAATTATGACGTCTATAAAAATACGTTTGTGACGTCAAACAAAAAACGCGATGTTTGTCATCGGCCGATTGTTACAATCCCGTGGAAATTAACTTTTGTTGTTCATGTTTACGACGACAATTTCGAATCCGGCAAGGTCAAGGAATTGTTCGAAGTCGGCGGCCTTCGTTGCGGAATCGGAGCATACGGCCCAAAGTTTGGCCGGTTCACGGTTGACAAATGGGAAGTGAATAAATAACACTTTGACTTGATCGAAAGAAAGAAGATTCGATTGAACGGGAATGAAACATATCAGAATTGATTTCAAAAGCACAAAGCACAAACGGATTCGAGCAGAATTAAACTTCTATCAGGAAAGGAAAAAGGCAAAAAACACTATAACATGAGATTTGATTCGAACAAACTGAACATGAACGCAAGAAAGGCAATCAGATTAAAACACAACTAGATCTGACCGGACGGGCGCAGAAGCGAGAAAAACAGCTTTGATAAGAACGACACACAACCTGATATGATGAGATTTAACTGGAAGGAAGTCAACTAGACCGGAAAAGATTTGAACACACAAGAAACATACTTGATACGATGAAATCTGAGCGAAAAGAAGGGAACCAAACTGAAATAAACTGAAAAAGATTTGAACACACAAAAACAGGAAGTGATTAAAGGTGAGCCGATGGGAACTGAAAAGTATAAAACAGAATACAAATTCAACCGATCTGATCCAACCGGAATTAAGTGACGAAGACAAGAAACACATAAAACACAAATGAAACTGAATGGATAGAAATGAAAAAAAACGAAGGAAAAACCATTCGATATGATTCGAAGTGAGAAGAAACAAAAACACATGAAGAAGCAAAGATTCGATTTTATACGAACTGAGCCAAACGAACCGGCGCTGAGCTTACTAGAACAAAACTAAAAACACGTGGAATCGAACTGAACGGAACGAATCTAATGACAAGAAACAGAACAGGAAAAGCACAAAGCACAAAGGGAGTCAAGGGGAATCCATGCGAACGGAATTGTTTACATTAAACGGGAAAAGAAAAGAGTAGAAGAAATTGGAATAGAAATAAACACTTTTTTTTGGAAGGAATTACAATGGTAAATTTAGAGATTTCAGAAACGAAGGAAAAAAAGCTTGATGAACTGGAAAGTCAAGCAATAACGATCATTGGTGAAACGCTAAAAGAGCAAAGAGATTTTGACGATCTTGCAAAGACGGCAATCAAGTTATTAGGTGTTGTAGCAAAGAACCGCCAAACACTCACGGCCAGATCGGCACTTGGTTTTAATATGGCATGGACTATCGGAACGGATAAAGAGATTGCCAATTATATCAAGGTAACAAATCCGGTTATCAGAAGGCAACTGCAAGGGAAAAAAGGTTGACAGATCCAGAGGAAAAACTTTTGGCAGATTATATTTATGGTGATTTAGAAATCTGCCGAAAATGCAACAACTGGAATCCAGCACACGAAGAATGTATGTTTTCTTATTTGTGGGATGACAGCTTTATGTGTTGTGAATTTGTTGCAAGGGAAGAAAGGAGCTTATGACTATGAGCGATGTTGAGAAAATTATGCTTGTTGTGCAGGAAGAATTCCTTGAGGCAACTTATAAAAACGGTGTGTTTAATGGCGGTCACGAAGGGTATGCCGTTATCAAAGAGGAACTTGACGAACTATGGGAGGAAGTCAGGCACAACAATACGGCGAAGGCTTGCAGAGAAGCGGTGCAAGTAGCGGCGATGGCAATAAGGTTTATTTATGATCTTGCACACAATCTCAATAATCTAAGGGAGAATAAGTAATATGCCAACAGTATTTGAACGGTTGAATATTATTGAATCCATTGTGAAGAATTTACAGGAACAGCACATTGACGGTGATACTGAAGATAGAGGCGAATATCAAAAATTACTCCAGATCATTGTTAATGTACAATCTATTAGAACGAATCTTGTTTTATTTCGTCAAACGCTGGATGATTCAGAATGATGTGTGGAATTAAAGGTTGTGATCTTCCTGCTACAACTTTTTGGCACAAACGGCCGGTGTGTTGGTTGCATTTAAGCAGGCAATATGACAACGGCGATTGGTTTGATCTGAATAAATTAGACAATTGGAAGGATGAATCACATATTATCGAACCGATCGACGATAATACGCTTTGGGGAACCGAACCGCCGCCGAATATATCAACGCGATAGGTTCTTCCGAGCGTATAAGCTAATACGATCGCGAAGCAG